CGCCGCTGCCGTGGTATCAGGTGGTCTACCCCGGGACCTACATCGGCGGCGGCCAGGACGTCCCCGGCGGCTGGTACTTCCCGGCGAATGTCGCCGCAGACGCTGTCGGGGGTACTACGACGACCTACATGCTCAGCACGGCAGGAGCGCAGTGATGGCCTGCAACCACGCGCCCGGCAGCGGGGCGGACTGCTATCACGACGCCGTCGCGTCCAACCTTCACATGCCGGTCTACATGCCGCCCGCCGCGGAGCGCTACGGGCCGGCACGGGCGAACGGCACCGACGCTACCGCCGACATGCGGGACGGCGACGCGGACTCCGGCAGTATCGCCCCGGTGCCGCCGGCCACCCCCCGGCTGAAGGGCTGAAGGTAATGGCGAAAGGGAAGCACGTCCCCTCCTCGGTACCCGGCCAGGGCCCGCAGGACGCCTACGGCAAGGTCGCCGGTCACGTCACCGGCCGGGGCGGCAGCAAGCTGCCCGGCCCGTCAGCGGGCGACCCGGACGGCGACGGCGACAACGACCGGACTGTCGCCGGGCGGGCAGACGACGCCACGCAGCCCTCGACGGTGCCGGGCGGTTCCGCCGCGATGGCCATGCGCGGGGGCGGCACGCCATGATCCCCTGCGCCTGCTGCAACCACGCGCCGTGCACCTGCCCGCCGGGCCGGTCGTGCTGCGCGTGCATCAGGGCACCAGAAGGCAATCCCGCCATCGGCGCTCATTCCATCAGCAACGCGGAAAGGCAGGCATAACCATGTGGGCAATCCTGGCAGTTATCGCGTTCATCATCGCGCTGATCCTGCACATCGTCGGAGGGGGCGCGGCCAAGTACGTTCTTGACTTCGAGCTCGCCGGCTTCATCTGCGTCGCCCTCCAGCTGGCGTTCGGCTGGGGTGTTCCGTCGTTCACCCGGCGCCCGGCGGCATGAGCATCTCCGACACCGTTACCGACACCCTCTGCATCTGCGTGCCAGCGCGCGGCTGCCCCTGCCACGACCCCGGCGAGCCGTCGCTCGGGGCTATCCGGTCCATGCTCGTCACCGTTCTCAACACACAAGGAGAAATCATGTCCGCACTGACCGACCTTCAGGCCGAGGACGCCGCCCTGCAGGCGACCGTCTCGCAGGTGCTGTCCGACTTCGCGACGGCGCTGCTGAACGCCCAGGGCGACCCGGCCGCGATCGAGCAGGTGGTCAGTGACATGACCGCCATGGCTGACCAGCTGACCGCCGCCGACCCCGACACCCCGCCGGCTGCCCCGGTGACCCCGGCTCCCGCCGAGCCCGTCACCCCGGCCGAGCCCGTCACCCCGCCTGCTGACGGTTCCGCCGGCTAGCGGCATATGAGGATGTGGCCGCGCCGCCGGTAAGGGCCAGACACGGCGCTGCGCCAGCGGCGATCAGCGCACCGGGGCTTCACAGCAGAGGGCGCGCTGATCCCGCTGGCTGCCACATCGTCACGCACTGCATTAGCATGCCCACAGCCCGTAACGGCTACGCGATCCTGCAACAGGAGTACGAATGAGCACCGAAGCCCCCGAGGCGCCCGTTACGGAAGCGCCCGCGCCAGCAGCACCCCCCGCCGCACCCCCGGCGGAATCCCCCGCACCGCGCATCCCGGCAGGTGAGCCCGGAGCAGGCCAGTTCGCCCCCCAGCAGCAGGCCCCGCCTGCCGCTGCCGACCCGCCGAGGCCCGCCCCGCCGCCCGAGCCCGATTACAAGGCCGAGCTCGCCGCCGCGCATGCCGAGACCGAGCGGATCAAGGCCGAGGCCGACCGGTGGAAGCAGCAGTCCCGCGCCCAGGAGCAGCGGTCCAAGGCCAACCACGCCGAGCTGAAGAACCGCGACGCCCTGCTCCGCGACATCGCCGCCAAGCTCGACATCGACTTCGACGACAAGCCCGACCCGGCGGAACTGAGCGCCAGGCTGGAGCAGGCGCAGGCGGCGGCGAAGTCGAAGACCGTGGAACTGGCCGTCTACACGTCGGCAGCGCAGTCAGGGGCGAACGCCGGCGCGCTGCTCGACTCGCGGGAATTCATGTCCCGCACCGCGGCGCTCGACCCTGACGCGGCGGATTTCCCGTCTCAGGTCGCAGATCTGGTAGCCGAGGCGTCCAGGCAGGCGCGGTACCAGAACGCCGCGCCGCCTGCACCTGAGCCACTCGCCCCGGCTCAGGTGCAGGCCCCCGCCCAGCCCGCCTGGCCGCCGGCCTCATCCAGCGGCGCGGACTTCTCGGGCGCCCCCGGCGGGAACCGGCTGTGGACGCAGGCCGACCTTGACGCCTACAACGCCACGTCCGGCGTCGAGGACCGCGACGGCGCGAAGCTGTCCAAGGCGATCAGCGACGGGCTGCTGAGGGGCCTGGGCATCGGGCAGCCGAAGGCAAGGAACCGCAGGTAGCGCGCAACGCGATAGGATCACCACGACCCGCCGCCTCTGAGCGCGGCGGCAGCAAGGAACCGCCGCAACGGCGCGAGAAGGACCATTCACCCGCAACGGGTAGCCACAACTACCCGAAAAGCAGGTGAACATGTCCGTACTGGCATTTAAGCCCGAAATCTGGAGCAAGGTCATACTTGCGGCCGAGAAGAAGGCTCTTGTCTTCGGCGGCCCCGGAATCGTCAACGACGATTACGAGGGCGAGATCTCCGGCCCCGGCACCACCGTCCACATCACCCAGTTCGGTGACCCGGTCATCTCGGCGTACGCGCCGAACGAGACCATCGTCTACCAGGAGCTTGACGACGCAGGCCAGGAACTGCTGATCGACCAGCGGTTCTACTTCGGCTTCACCATTGACGACGTCGACAAGCGCCAGGCCGCCGGCGACATGCAGTCCTACCTGGAAGACCGCGCGGCCTACAAGCTGGCCGACACCGCCGACCAGTTCATCGCCGGCCTCTACACCGGCTGCGCGCAGGCCAACATCCTGCAGAGCGGCGGCAACTCGACGCTGACGCTCGGCGATGAGGTTGCCCCGCAGCCGTACGGCGGCGCCTCCACCACGCCGGCGGACTTCTACCTGAAGGTCGTCCTGCCGCTGAAGGTGCTGCTCGACCAGGCCTACGTGCCCAAGCAGGGCCGCTACCTCATCGTCCCGCCGTGGGCCGAGGCGCTGCTCGAGCAGACGCAGGCCTTCGTGTCGGTGGCCACCCAGCAGCAGGCGCAGGTCTTCGCCGAGGGCATGATCGGCCGCGTTGCCGGGATGGACGTCTACATCTCGAACAACAGCATCGAGTTCGACACCACCTCAAGCCAGGCGGTCGCCGCTCAGGGCGGCTGGGTCGTCCAGGCCGGCCACCCGATGGCCATCACGTTCGCGGAGCAGATCGTCCAGACCGAGGCGCTGCGGCTGCAGACCACGTTCGCCGACGCAGTCCGCGGGCTTCACGTCTACGGCGCGAAGCTCGTCCGCCCGGACCACATCGCTGTCGCGGGCGTCCTGCGCCCGCTCGGAATCTAAGGGAGGCCAGGCAATGGCACGCACCGCACTGTACTCAGCCCAGTCGGTCCGCAACTCCGGCACCCCTCTCGGTGCCGGGGCGACCCCGGACGCGACGAACGGCAACATTTACGCCAACCCGGGGCCGTTCAAGTCCGAGATCTTCATCCACAACGGCGACTCGTCCGCGCACAACGTCATCGTGCGCGCGTCGGGTTACGCCGGCGTGGCCACGGGCGCGGCGAACTCGGGTGCTACCGGCACTCAGTACCAGCCGTTCGCGGAAGCGTCGGTCGGTGACCTGACGGTCACGATCGCCGCCACGTCCTACCTGGTGCTGGCGTCGCTGGAAGGCGACCGGTTCGCCCAGTCCGACGGGTCATTGTGGCTCGACTGGTCGGCTTCGACCTCAATTACGGTCTGGATCCGCCAGGGGCCGTACCTGTAACGAGAGGAAGTAAGCCATGAAGAACGTAAGAGCGGCGCGGGCAGAGGAGCACGCCATCACGCTGGGCCTGGTGCTGCCGGCGCACAGATTCCGCCCGCACCCGGCGAACGTGGCGGCGGATGCGGCCCGGCATGCCGGGACCGGCGCCTACCTGGCCTCTGACCGGCCTGAGTACGAGGGCGGACTGGTTACCGCGAGCGGAACCGCGGTTCCCGGAAGCGGGGCCGTGCAGCCCCTGGCCTACGGCGAGCTGGACACCGCGCAGCCCGCTGCCGGTTTCCGCGCCGAGACGGCTGCCGGAGTACCGGCAGAGGCTTCTGTCCCGGCAGGCACGGCTGTCCGGGGAGACGGCCTGGCCTAGCAGGACGAGCGCGGCCCCGGTTCTCCTTCCGGCTGGCCGGGGCCGCGCTCTCAGCCGGAAGCAAGCCGGGAACAGGCGCAACGCCAGGAGGACATCATGATCACTCTCGTCAATCCGACGACCGGGGTGCGTTTCCAGTACGAGGGCACATGGCAGCGGTCGTCACCCGCGACCGACACCGACATCAAGCGCGGCCGGGCCCGGTTCCGCGGCGACAAGGTGTTCCTGAACCTCCCGCCGGGCGTGCAGGCGCAGCTGGACAAGGGCGTCCTGCAGGTCGACACCGAGTACGAGGCCCGCGAGGAACTGGCCACCGGCGAGGAAGTCTCCGTGCCGATGCCCCGCGGCAACGCCAGTCACGCCGAGTGGATGTCGTACGCCATGAGCGCCGGGATGCCCCGGGAAGAGGCGTCCGGCCTGAGCCGTGACCAGATCAAGCAGCGGTTCACGACCCCGGAGTTCGACCCCGACGCCGCCGGCGACCTTGATCTGCTGAACGAGAAGCCCTGATGCTGATCATCCTGCTCGTCGTGCTGCTGGTGCTCACCGTCATCGGCGGCGTGGCCTGGTCGCCGCTGCTGTTCATCGCCGCAGTGGTACTGGCGGGGCTGCTGATCTTCCGGGTGGCCCGCGGACGCGGAGCCTAGGAGGCACCGATGGCAACCCTGGCCGTATACGCGAACTCCGCCAGCGATGTCTTCGCCGGCGGCTCCATCCAGTTCAGTGTCCAGTTCGAGACATACCAGAACTCGGGCCAGGCGACCACCGTCAGCGGCGTCACCTTCGGCATCACGGCCTCCGGGGCACCCGACTCCGGGACCGGCACGCCCGTCGCCACCACCTCGGCGGGCATCACCGAGCTCGGGATGGGACTGGAGACCTACACCTGGGACGTTCCCGAGGCCACGGTGCCGGGGTCGTACATCGTCACCTGGACGGGCACGCGGGCCAGCGATGAGACGGTCACCACGTACACCCAGGCCGTCATGGTCGCCGCGGACCCGCTGTCGGTGCCGCTGCCGGGCGTCTACGCCTCCGTCGCCCAGTACCGGAACTGGTCCGGTGACACCATCACCCCGCAGCAGCGGGTGCAGGTGGCGCTGCAGCGGGCCACCGAGCAGATCGACGTCGCCCTGGTCGCCGCGGTGTACCGGACGGACGCGGACGGGATGCCGCTGGACGCCAGCCTGGCGAACTGCCTGATGCGCGCGACATCGGCGCAGGCCCAGTACATCATCGCGGTCAACGACGACGCGAACCTGAAGCGCGAGTACGCCTCCACCTCCGTCGGCGGCGTCACCGCCTCCAGGGCCGCGTCGATGCAGGCGCTGGCGCTGCCGCCGATCGCGCCGCAGGCCCTCGCCATCATGCGCGTCGCCGGGATCCTCCCGGCAGCGCCGCTGATCAGCTGGTAGCAGTGCAGGACGACCGCTCCGCAACGGAGCACACCGCATGGCCCGCAACGGGTGACCAGAACCACTCACCCTTACGGAGTCAGCAATGCCACTGTTCGGATCGTCACCCGCCAGCAACGACAGCGTCGCCGCCCTCATCGCGGGCGCCCCGACCGAGTCCACCACCTACTTTCCCGGCGCCCTCGCCGAGACCATCCCCGCCTACGCGGCCACGACCGCCGTCACGCTGACCACCGCTGACCTGTACCTGTTCGGCGTCCACCTCGGCGCCGGGGAGTCCGTCGGCCACGTCGGCTTCGTCACCACCACCACGGCCGGCGCGACCATGACCCACTGGTGGGCCTGCCTGGTGGACCAGAACTACACCGTGCAGGCCGTCTCCGCCGACCAGACGTCGGGCGCGATCGCCGCGTCGACCTGGTTCTCGCTCGCGATGGGCACCGCCTACACCACCACCTACTCGGGGATTTACTACCTCGGGCTCATGATCGCCGCCAGCACGATCCCGACCCTGTGCGGCACGTCGGGGGGCCCGCTGATCGCGATGATGACCGGCACCGGCCACCCCGTGTCGCTGATCGGCGGCCAGTCGTCCACGTCGCAGACCACCGCCCCGGCCCTCGGCACGGTCGTCACCACGCCGACCGCGACGATCGGCGTGCCCTACATGTACTGCGCGGCCTGATTGAGCGCCGGCCAGATCAGCTCCCTCGTCACCGCCATCGTGGCGCTGGCGGGGGCGCTGACCGCGTACCTGCACTCGCGGACCACGCGGGCGCAGCTGAACGCGCACGTGCAGTCGGTGTCCGGCACGGCTGAGGGCGGCGCTGAGGTCAAGCCAGGGGGGTGAGCGTGACGGCTGCCGACGGCCCTCGCGAGAGGCACGACTCGCAGCCTGGCGAACTGCTCCCGCGCCCCGACCCGACGACTCTCACGACGGCGCAGCTCCGGCGCGAGCTGGATATGGCGGCCACCGAGCTGCGGCGCGAGCTGGAAGCGGTCCGGCTGCTGCTGGCCTCCCGGCTGGACGCGATGTCGGATACCTCCGACAGCCGCCTGACTACCCTTCAGGAAGCGATCAAGACTGCCCGGTATGACCGTGACCGGGACATCAACGCGCTGCGCGAGATCATCGAGGCCCGGCTGAATGAGGCCGAGAAGGACACCGGCCGCAGAATCGATGCCTACTCGCTGCTGCCCGGTGAGATTCAGGGCGACCGGGACCGGGCCATCGCGGCGCTCCGCGAGCTCCTGGAGTCCCGCCTGGCCGCGATGGACAAGGCGACCGAACTGCTCGCCGCGACCGTCGGCCGGGTGCCGTCGGACACCGACAAGCAGGTCAACGCGCTCCGTGAGCTGCTCGGCGCGCGTATTGACGGGATGGATGTCGCGACGAAGCTGCTAGCCGAGTCGGTGGCCAAGTTCCCGAGTGACATGGACCGGTCAGTTGCCGCGACCCGCGAGCTGATCCAGAGCGAGATCGTGCAAGTCGAGGCGGTCAGCAACGAGAAGTTCGCCGCGATCGACGGCACGTTCTCCTCGAACGCCCTGGCACTGACGGCCGCGCTGGCCGCCCAGAAGGAAGCTGCCGCCGAGCAGAACAAGTCCAACACGCTGGCCATCACCAAGTCCGAGCAGGCCACGAAGGAGACCATCTCCGCTAACGCCGCGCAGACCTCGAACAGCCTGGCGTCGCAGGCTGCCACGATCGCCGACCTGAAAGACCGCATCGTCCGCATCGAGAGCGGCGGCGTCGCCAGGACAGCCCTCCGGAACGAGGACCGGCAGGGCGAGACCTACCAGCAGGCAGCGACGATCGCCCAGGCTGAGGGGCGCCGCCAGAACATGGCCGTGGGCGTGGCCGGCTTCTCCGCGCTGATCGCGCTGGTCGCGGTCATCCTGCTGGTGACCCACGGTGGCTAGCCCCCCCGGCCTCGCCTGGCCGCTTTCCGCAAAACAGGGATTCATGAGATGAGGGAGCGAAGGTGAGACGGTTTGCCAGGCACATCAGAGCGGCATGGCTGTGGGTGTTCGGCGATGTCCGCAAAGAAGCGGCGCGACGGGAGCGCGGCCGGCATGAGGGGCCCCGGTGACCGCCAGCGACGCCGGCACCGCGGCCGTCGTTGACGCCACCGCGCACAGCCGCAACAACATGCTGCTGCGGATCGCGTTCGTGCTCTACATTGCGGCGCTCGCCGGGCTGTGCGTCTGGCAGCACCGGACCCTGTTCTCCTGGCCGGCCGGGATCGTCACCGGCAACCTGCTCGCCTCCGCGATCTGGGCGCCGCTGGCCGTCATCCACCTGGACCGGCTGGCGCGGCTGCACCACCGCCAGCACATGGCGCAGCAGCGCCAGCACCACCTGGAGCACCTGCTGGTCATCGGCGGCCACCGCAAGGTCATGGTCGACGGCAGCACCGGAGCGCCGGTGCTGGTCCCGGTGGCCGGCGGGTGATCGACTCCGGGATCATCAGCGCGGTCATTGCGTCCGCAGGCAGCGGCACTGCCATTATCGTGATCCTGCTGCTCACCGGCCTGCTGGCCACCAGGGGCTACACGCAGCGGATCGAGAAGGAAGCCGACGGGTGGAAGGAGGCGTATGAGGCCGAGCGAGCAGCCCGCGCCACCGACCATGCCGGGGCAGAGGAACTTCGCAGGGCCGTCGTCGTCCAGACCCAGCGCGCCGACGCCGCAGTCGAGGTGGCCAAGCTCACCAAGGAGCTTCTCGAGGACCTGCGCCGGAGGCGCGATGAGAATCAGGCTGGGTAGGAGCCGGCCGCATGGCGGCGATGCGGCACAGGACGCCCTCACCTCGGCCGAGGCCGCCGGGGACGCGGCGAGCGAGCGGCTCGCCTCGGCGACGGAGACGCGGGCGTCAGCGGAGCGGCAGGCAGCCTCGGAGCAGGCCGGGATCATCAGCGACCTGCGGCAGATGCGCCGGAAGAACAACCTGGCGCAGATGGTTCTGGACAGCGTGGAGGGGAAGAGGCATTGACCGGGAAAGCCGGGCTAGAGTGCTCTCACGTCACGGACCCCGGCGGCGGCTCTCACCGCCGCCAGGGGCCGCCCAACACCGATCGGACCGGTGCGGACATGAGTGATGCTACGCCGGCAACCCCCGGCAAGCCCGGCAAATCACGCAATGCGGAGGGGGCCTGATGACGTGGCAGCAGTTTGCGGCAGACGCATCTCCCTGGGTCGCGAAGGTGACGTTCTTCACCGCAGTGGCCTTCATCCTCGGCTACACCATCCTGGCCCCCTGGTGGCGCCGCTCGATCGGCTGGACCCTCGTCCTGCTGGACTTCGTCATCGCCGTCCTGCTGGTGCCCGACATGCTCAGGCTCCTGCTCGGGATCAACGTCACCGGGTCGGAGTTCTGGACCTTCACGACCCTCGGCGCGATCGCCGCAGTGCCGCTGATCATCACCTGGCGGTTCATCCTCCTGGCCCGCGCCCAGTGGCGCGGCAGGAAGGGGGAGCCCTGACCGCGCTCCCTGGAAAGTCAGCTACCGGGATCACGCGGAGGGGTAATGGGCGCTGAGACCGCGAACACGACCGCGACCATACTCAGGGGAACCGGGCAGAATCAGTTCGGGGACACCATCGACGCGCAACTGCCCGTCATGACGGGCCTGCCGGTGACGCTGCTGGAGACCGGCCGCAACGTGCAGGATCCGTCCACGCCGACGCCTCGCACCATCCGCGAGATCACCTGCATCGTGCCGCAGTACGCGGGAGTGATCGACACCGACCGGATTATGGATGAGAGCACCGGCGACACCTACATCATCATCAGCGTGACCACGCCGGGAACCATCATCGGCGCGCCCGTCGACACGCTCTGTGCTCTTAAGCGCATAACCGCGCAGACGACGTGAGCACCGGGGACCGCGAGGCAGCCGCGGCAGGAGCCATCCTCCGCTCGGCGCAGGCCGTCATCACGGCCAGGATGGGCACGGCGCTGAAGTTCGCGGTCGCCACGAGAGACGCCGCGAACGCCCGCCGGAAGGTCCGGTCCGTCATCCCGGTGACCCTCGGCGCGGCCGTGGCGCAGCTGCCCGTCACGCCGCTGCGGCTCACCACCGCAGTCCTCACGGCCCAGCAGGACGCCGGGAGAGCCTTCGACGCGGCCCTGCACGCCGCCACGGGCTCGCCGCCGCCGCCGGGACCGTGGCGCAAGGTGGCCGGGAAAGCCTCCGGGAGGACGAGGCTGGAGGCCGGGGAGCATGTCCTGCGCCAGCTCGCGGACAAGGGACTGACCGGGTTCACCGACTCGGCGGGCCGCAGGCGGGACCTTGCGTCGTACGCGGAGACCGTCACCAGGATCGCCGTCCGGCAGCAGGCGAACGCCGGCCAGGCACCGCGCAGGCCGACCCTGCACATCCCGTCGCTGGAGGGCATGTGGAAGACCATCTTCGACAGGCGCGCGGCACTGCACGCTGAGCACGCCGCCGCGGTGACGGCCGCATGGCAGGCGGCACTGCCCCCCGTGCGGCCGATGATCCGCCAGTTCCGGGCCATCCCCGGGCAGGGGAAGGCCGCAGCCGAGGCAGTAGCCGGGCAGTGGCTGGAGGGGGTGTTCACCAGCCCCGGCTACAAGGCGCTTGAGGCTGTCGTCACGGCAGCGCTGTCCTCGGCCAGGGCCGAGGGGCAGGCGGGGGCCCTGGCAGCCGGGGCCGAGCAGCATAAGGCGGCGGCGCTGTTCAGCTTCCGCGCCGCCTACGACTCGTTCCGCCGCCAGGAGCCCGCCTACCCGGCGATGCTGGAGATGACGGCGCAGCAGGCGATCCGGTGGATGATCTCCGGGACGGCCAGGGACGCCGGCCGGGAACTGGCGCGGCTCGCGGAACTGGCAGCGGATGAGGCGGCGATGGCCGGGGCCGTCGCCGGGATCATCGCGACCGCGCGGGCGGTGACGTGGTCGCTGGGTTCCGCGCTCAGCCAGGCGATGTCCAGGGGCGCACTGGCGCTGTACCAGTCGGCGGGCGTGGATGAGGTGAACTGGATTACGGCCGGAGACGCCTCGGTATGTTTCCCTGCCGGTACTCCCGTGGCGACGCCATCGGGAAGCGTGCCGATCGAGACGCTCAGGCCCGGCGACCTAGTCACTACCCCACAAGGGCAGCGT